TAAAACACATGATCGACACATATTCTGGACTGCAATATGATGAATTTGTGTGCATGGATACTGATCTATATGATGGAGTGTTCAACAAACTTATCATATTTGATAGATTCAAAGATGGACAAAATTTGTTTTTTGACTTGGACGTGGTAATTTACAACAAATTACCTGACCTGACTGCACAAGATCTTACACTGGTGCATTGTTGGTGGCGAGATGCATGGCACACTCCCCTGAATTCATCCATAATGAGTTGGACCGGCGACTGGTCTCATATCTATCAAAAGTTTTTACAACAAGAAGATTACTACCTACTAAAATACAACAAAGGCATTGATGAATTTGTATACAAAGAAATACAATATAAAACATTTGACAATGTGTGTTACACCATACAAAATAATGAATATGCACAGAAGAATGAAGCTTACAGTATATGCCTACTCAATCAAAGGCAGTTTTTAATGGAACCTGGATGGAACGGTTGGTGGAAAGATTATTTTATTTCTGATATGGCCTTAACAACATCAAGTGGTGTTTGAGCTTTACGTATAGCCGCTTTTTGTGTTTTATCTTTACAATTTTTTACAACATCAAGTTCAAAACTAGCAAGTTTAAATGCAAATAAATCTTCTTTTTCATCTTCAGTTTTAAAATTAAAAAGAAAGTCCATCATAGCTGTGTGAAACTTGGTTTCTGATTTGTGTGTGCTAAAGACTAGGCCTTCATCTCTTGCTATTCTAATAACACTGCGTTCAAAATTTTTCCTTTGATTTTGTATTCTAGTCCATGTGTTTTCATGTAGTGTATCTAGGTCACAAACTTTAAGTAAAGACTGACACCAAGGATGAGTTGTGTCATATTCAATGACATTAGATACTTGGTTGTCTTTGTTTTGTGGATCTAAGGTTATGATTTCAATCTGTGTTCTGTTATTGTCAATAAAATGTGCTGTGACAAAAGAGGTTGCAAGAAGTTCATCTGTGATCATGCAAGTAATTATGTGTGTTATTCTTTGGCTATACGCAGAAAGGTTGTGGCCGCAGTGGTTTCAGATCCATTTGGAAATTCTTGTGCTCTGTAGTCGTCGCCAACCTGTCTAGTCTGATAATCTCCAGAACCACTCAGTATAGTGTTAGTCATACCAGATCCTCTAGTTGTCCCTGATGATAAACTATATGTGATCTTGAAGCCATCACTTGATTCTGATGCTGTTTCTCTAATCCAACCTTTTATTAAAGCTTCAAATGTTGAATCGGCATATTCCTGTAAATCATTATCAGAATTAATAAACAAGGGTTTTTGAAAAGTGTTGTCCGATCCATCTATCTGCTGTAAGAAGAAAGAAGTAATAGTAGATGGATTGTCCAGTGCATGATCTCCGATCGATCCAGCACTGTAGGCTGAAGTATCTGCTCTAGTGTCTATAAACACAGGAGTTGAAGATACTAACGTTGCGCCACTTACACTTGAAGTGGTTGATATGAAATAGGTGCCAGCTTGTTGAGTAGTTGTTGTTCCTGCCACTAATAAATTTATAGCTGGATGTAAAAATGTGTCTTTGAAGTCATCAAGATTCATAGCAATAATATTACCGCTGTCCTGATACACAGGAAATGTTTTGCCTGTGTCAGCAGTTGGTGACACACTTGCATTTGTTTTGTTAATTTTTGTAAATGCAGTGGTCACTGTTTGTGGTTCTTGTGTTGTTCCTTCTGCAGGAAAACTTGAAGTTGAAGTAGACACAGCGCCTGCTTGTAATCTTGTGTCATTGATTGTGCCAAGATTACCTCCTGAACTTTGTACAGCAAGTGCCACTGATGGATCACTAGCATATTGAAAGATAATTTGGTCAATTATACCATCAATCATAGAATCACTCATCTCCTGCAAGTTTCCGCTGTTGTTGTAGAGTGGTTTTCTGGATGCCATTATTAAGATCCTGCGCCGAAAATTGTTTTAACAACAGTTGAGCCATCTGATGAAATAATTTGTAAACTTACTTCGTCTTTTAGTTTGGCCCTAGACACAGCATCATCAACAATTTGTACAGTGTCTACACTGTCTGCTGGTAAACTTGCTGATGTTAACACTCTGTCTCCACTAACATATATGGCATCTTCATTAAAATTAATGCCACTTGAATCAGTTGATTGAATGGTGTTTACATCAAGGGTTTCAGTGCGTATAACGCCTGAAGATCTTATAGTGCCTTCAACATTTAAATTATCATTTATTGTAACCGATGTTGAATCGGTTGAAGAAATTTGGTTCACAGTTATATTTTCATCTAGGTCAATTGTTAAAGTTTGTCCTGAGCCAGCTGTTGTGATTGAGTCACCACCTGCAATGGTAAATGTTTGTGAATCAACCAAAACATTTGATGTTCCAGAGTCTCCAGCAAAGTCCAAGTCCTGTTCGGCGTTCTGTGCATCAATGTATGCTTTAAGACTTTGTTGTGATGCCGCTTGTGTGGCAGAATTACTTACTAAGTCATCTTCATCAAGTAGTTGATCAGTCAACATCACATTGATAAATGATGTGCCATTGTACACAAACAAATCGTTGTTACCTGTGTCAAACCATAACACACCTTTGTTTAAACTAGATGTTGGTGCAGACACTGAACGTCTGCTGGGATTTGGGACATCAAAATTGGATCCATCATAAACAGTCAAAGCATCATTGGTTGCATCAAACCAAAGTTGTCCTTCAATTGCATTAAGTGGATTGGTTGAGTTGGAAAAATTTTCCATAAGTTTAATGAGATTCTCATTGAATGCCTCACCATAACCTTCGTAGTTTCGTCCAATTAGTTGTATCGATGTGTCTGTGTTAAGTGTTCCGTCGTTGACTGTTGTAACTACTGTTCCATCACTTTTGTTAATTGTATACGCCATTTTTATACATCCACAAAGTTAGTCAAAGATTGTATCCTGATTGTGTAATCAATTTGTATCAATCTGTTGAGTGACTTTTGCACAGGGTGAAATATAACATGAGTCAACAAGTTGCCTGCGCCTGCAGTTCCTTCCCATGAAAACAATCCAATCTCATCAAACACAAATGTGTCATTGACTGTTGTTGTGTTATCAAATGCCTGTTGGCCTGCTGGTTCACCAAAATCAAGCAGTGCAGAAACAATCAAGTCGCTGTAGGTTGTTCCATTTGTGTGTGAAATTGTAATTTTGTTTCTTGTGGTGTCAAGGTTCAGAGATGATTGATCATTTATACTTTTAAAAAACGTTCTATTGTATAGGTTGGCATTGTCACCAGATGTGTTAGGAGTCAAATACGTGATGATTCCTGTTGTATCTACCGATGTTCCGCCATTACCAAAATGCATTTCTTCAATGAATCCTGTTGTTCTGTTTGCAATTGATTTGGCCAATGCTTGGGAAAAATTTTCATAATGTATGGCATTGTGTTTGTCCACATACACTTCATCAGTTTCTGGATCGAATATCTTAATATGCCCTTGAATATTTAGGCCCTGCTTTTCATCAGGCGTCTTTATCTTCTTTTCTTCAGCTGATTGTGTGTTAGATTCTGTCATGTGCATTATTTAGTTACATTTTAAACACGGTTGTTTATTACGATGCTCCATTAAAATAAGTTTAGGTCAGTGGGTTCCTTTTGTAAGAACAATACTTCTTTGCCAGTCGCAGCCTGCAATCCTTTGCCATTTGCAGCTGTAGATTCACCTTGATCATACCAAACATTACCTGTTTTTTTGATTACTTCTATTTTTACACCATTTGCTGGCGCTGTTGTTAGCACCACGTTGGTGCCAGCATACGTTTGATCAGCAGTAAGTTCTGTTTCATCCGCAGTGATGTCAGTGGCATCTGCACCTTCACCAATTGTAAATGCTTCAGTTTTTGTTCCTCCAACAAACACATTGATTTCGTTTCTGCTTTCAATTTTATACCCAACATCATAATTGATAGTTGATCCATCTGCTGTGGCAGTAAATTTGTTTACTGTGTCTTCATATGGCACTTCTTGTACCTTTGAACCATCAACAACAAAATCACCTCCTGAGTGTGTTTGTACTCCTGTTCCTAGTGTGCCTCTGAATAATCTTGATAGCACATTCCCAGTCTTGTCAAAGTATGCTATCCTTTCAGTGCCAATGAAGACCACTCCAGGAATGTTATTTGTAACAGATGGATTTGGTAGTTTGGTGCCATCTTTCACTGTAATGCTTGTTGCATCCACAGCCAAGTCTTCTGCCAGTTGTGTTGAATGTGTTAAACTTAGTCGTCTATAATGATATCTGTTTACAATATCTTTGAATATTCTGTATCCGAATGCTGACTTTGATAGATCACCAGCAACATATGTGATTACTACTTCTCCTATATTATCTATGTCTGTTGTGATTTCTCCTTCGTCTGCTTTGAAAAAATTATCATCAGCAGTAATTAATCTTATATCAGGCTGTGTGCCAGCAATGGTTACAACATTTCCTTCAACTTTAAAGTCAACATTAGCAGTAAGGTTTGCTTTGTTAAACGCAACAAACACATAACTGGAATTAATAGGAGTCAATGATAAAGTGTATTTGTTATCAGTAGAAGGAGCAAACACTTGTGTTCTTAGTCCCATTTGATCATGATTTGTAAATGTTGTAACTACAACCTGACCACTGTCTATGGTAGAATCGCCACCGAACCAGTTTGCTTTTAAGATTAATCTGCCGTTTGAGTCAATTTCGTAATCGTGTCCTAACAATAAAACAATTGCAATGTTGTCATCATCTGCTGGTGCACTTGTGAACACAACTTTTTTTCCAATCGAAGATGTTGATATTGTAAATCCACTTGTTTGCAGTACGCCATTTTTATAAACTTCTGTGTTTGAAGTTGTTGCGTTTGCACTTGCAATAGGATCATTGGCTATGGCAAATTGTGCAGTTGATCCGTCACCAGTGTAGTACACTGCTTGTGGTGGTGCTAGTCGGTATCTATTGGTGCTATCTCCTGCCATGGCCTCTACAATAACCTTGTTGTGGAACGGACCAATCACCCCAGGAGTTGTTGTTAAAGTCACAAAATGCTCTGTGGTGTCTGTTTCTATTTCATTGTAGGTTGTTTCGATCACTTCTGAAAATGCCTTTGTGCCAGAATCTAGATTGAATAAAAATAATTCTATAAGCGAATCAGTTGCTGGCGCTGAGGCAAACGTAGCTGTGGTGGACACAGAATCGTTATTCGATAGTGTAACAGAAGTTTTCACTCCGTTTACTAAAGTGTAATTTTGTTGTATTCTATCAAAAGTAATTGGAAGATCAAATGCAACAGTTGATCCATCGCCACGTTTGTCAAACTTTGCAATTAATTTTTCAACTGATACCTGTATCCCCACTAAATTAATAATTTGATTTAATGCAGGCGCTGATGTAAAGGTTATAAAGTTGTTGTCGGCGTCTTTAGTCACAGTGTAATCAACACCTTCTTGTTTAAATTGGTTGTCAACAAAAACTCTTAAGCCTTCTATCACTCCTATCACAGGAGCATCGAACTGTGTAGTAGCACCATCGCCATAATATATTTTCTTTTGGATTGTAGATGAGCCATCAGATGCTTGGGTATAAATTTTCATGTCCATAGTGTCATAAACTCCACCTGGGATGACTTCTTCAGGAGCATGTGCAGAATATTCTGAAATAAAAGCATCACCAACAACATTAATGTCTTCAGCTCTTGAGCCTAGTGTTGTATTGAATGTTTTAGAATCCAACACTTGATCCAAGTCTGCAAGTTCATTGGCAGGAGTAGCCGGATCTGATACAAGTTTATCGTATGTAAACAAGTCATATCCACCATTATCATATGCTTCACCATTTGCAAGTCCAGGGGCAAGCACTTTGACTCCTGGATATTCAAGTCCTGTCATTAATTGTGCATAAGAATTTAACGCTGTGGATCCATCGCCTATTAACCCAGCCATATTAGCTGTTGGATCATAGTAGGCATGTATCCTATCAGTGGCCGACCATTTAACTAATGGTGAGTCATTTGTCATTGTTGAATCATCATTGAACACATTTACAGTTGAAGAATCACTTAGGCCAACTGCATCAATGAAGTTGTCGTTGGATGTGAATGTTGCAGTTACACGGTATATTTCGTTTTCATATCTAATGTTTGTGCCAGCCGTAAATGTTGTTTGTGGTGTCCAAGCAACAATGGTGTTGTTGGATGTTTCTTTTAAGGAATTGATTCGGTCAAACTTAATTAAGCTGTCTATTTTCCTAATTGTGTTATTAGACAACATTGCATAGGCCCTAGCAGTTGTTGTCACTGCATCACCTCCACCGCCTGTAATTGTTACTGTTGGATTGGATGTGTATCCGCTTCCTGGGTCTGTCACTGTGATTGATGTCACAATTCCAACTGAATCAGCTGAAATTGTTGCGGTTGCAGTGGCTCCAGATCCTCCGCCGCCTGTTATTGTGATGATAGGCGCTTCAGTGTAGCCAAGTCCTTGATCTATTATTTCAATTGAAGACACAGTATATTTGTAGTTGTCAGAATACAATTTCCATGGATTGGAATTGTAAACATCATAGTAAGTTGAATTATCAGAATATACTGTTGGTGCAATGTAGGATTTAGTTTCAAAATCATAATATGACTTATTATCAAAGTCAGTAAGATCACCACTAAAATTATCAGTGTTTTGATACAGCGTGTTTTCTTCTCTAATTATTGTTTTGAATGGCAATATTTCTTCCAAAAATTCTTTAACTGCATCGGATGTGTTTATTTGATATTCTCTGTCTTGACTTAATTGTGCAAAAGTATTTTTTATCTTAACAAATGATGATTTGAACACCCAGTCAGCATCTTTGTTTTGTATTTGTGCAAGTCTAATGCCAATGAAGAATATATCATTGTATTGTAGTGTATCATCATCAATGTCATTCAGTATCCAACTGAATATATTTCTAATCTCTTCTCCTGCCGCTGTGTTTTCTGTTGAGTCTGTGACTGAACTTGAATCTTCAGTGGCTTCTGCATATATTGTTTCGCTTATTTTAATTGTTCCATTTTGTATTGCAATTGTTTCAAATCCATCATGTGTTTTTTCATATATTCTAAAGTTACCATCGTAGGATGCTAAAACTTTTATTATTTCGCCCTTAACATATGATGTTGATGTTCTTGTTTGTTCATTAGCAACTGTGTAGTCCACAGAAACTCCGCTGTCATATCCAGTGGCATACCAATCCTCAAATTCCCAATAGTTGTTTGTGTTAAATGATTGTTTGCTGTATCCAATCCAATCAGTGCCTGTCCAATTGTAAATTTGCCATCCATTGTTGGCAGTGGTATCTACTTTGACCAGTATTTTGTAACCGGAAGTCAGTGTTGTTGTGTCAACATAATCAAGTTCAGTGTCTGTGTCAACAGTGTCACTGTATACACTTGTTTTGACGTTTGGAATAGGATCAACTTTTTGTAATGTATCAATGTTGTACAATGACACATAGGCTTTTTTGGTTAATTTGTCATTGATAAATTGCACTAAAACTTTTAATGCGGCCAATCTATCGCTGTACCAACTTTGACGTGGACGATTCAGTGTGCCATACTGCATTTTTGTTGGTAGTGTGGCATCTGGCACAGAAGCCCCTGTGATGTTTTTTCCAACAAGCGAATCGTGAAACTTAGTTGTTAGTGCTGTTGGAATAGCAACTGTGTTGTCTCCTTTAGCAACCATTTGATATTCTGTGTGAGGAATCAAAGGTTCCGCATCTGTTGTTGTTTCGAAATGCACAACAAAGTTTGTATCAGACAAGAAACTTTTTCTCAAAGACAACAACACAGCATCTGTGTCTATTGCCGCAGCCCAACTTTCTGAAAAATTGTTTGGATTCTCAATTGCTTGTGCCAACTGTGCTCCAGTGAGTGTTCTTGTTGATATACCAGGCAACTCTGTTGGATTTACTACCCAAAAATAGTAGTAATCAACAAAAGTATTTTTTGCATCATCAAAAAACTTTGCAGTCACATAGTCTGTTCTTGCTGTGCCTGTGTATCCTTGTGCAACACCTTCATTGGTTGCTGATAATTCATTGTATCTGGTTGGCAACACATCGCTTCTTTTCCATTCACACATACTGACAATTGCATTAGGATGTAACTTTGCCCAGTTTTGATATCTGTATGTCAAGTCTCCTTGTTCATACCATTGGAACTTGATTGTGGACAAGTCAAACCATACCTGACCAACTTGTTTTTCATCCCAACTGATGTAGTCAGCTGGATCATACAAAGTTTTATATTGAATGTTAGCGTCCACTTCAGGAAACAGTTTGCCTTTAGCAGGATCAATGATTTGTAATCTAGTTAGTAATTCATTTGTTGTTTTATCAAATGCAAATGACTTTTGTATTTTTTCAACATCAATTACATTTGGTTGTGTTGCAAGTGTTACCCATGATTTGTCATTGGCGTTTTTTCTAAACTGATACACACTGCCTCTGTTGGATGCTACTGCATCATTCAATGGTGCACCAACGTATAAATTTTGTGTAGCAAAAGCAGTTGACTGCCCGAATTGATCTCCGGATGCCAAGCCAGGAAGCAACAATGTTTGATCAAACACAAAATTTGTATCATATTTGTTGTATATGGACACTGTGCCAGTGTCCATTGTTGTGTCAGCAAACTTGGTTGTGCTTTTGTCAAAAGTTGTGCCAGTTAATTTTGTTGAACCATCTGTGGCCACTGTATCGAATGTAGTTTTTTGTTTAATGTTTCCTTGTAAACTGAACACAGCAAGATCATTGTCGTATACTTCTATGTGACTTCCAAATCCAACACTTTCTGACACAGACTGTGGCGCAATAATTTTTGTGCGTTGATACTGTGATATGGTTATTGCAGATCCAGATGCAGGTGCTGGACTAAGTGTAACAATGTTGGTTGTTCCGTCTGTTGAATATTGATTGGTGCTGACTCCATCGCTTACCACATATCTGGTTGTGCCTGCCAACACAGTGAGTTTTTCGTCATGATTGATTGTGAAAGTTGTTGTGAATTGTGTTGTGGATCCATCACCAGTGAATGATTCAGACTGATTGCTAAAGTGATGCACTGCCCCGCTGTTGCCATTGATCACAGTTTCGTTTGGTGACCCCACTAAGATATCTGTGCCTGATTCATTGACAGTGACACTGGTTCCAAATTTTGTGTCTATTTCAACAGTGCCGCCCCTGAGTGTTTCCACATGTGTCCAAGTTGTATCAATTAGTTTGTACACAAATGTTTTTCCTGCTGTTGTGGTTGTTGAGTCAGTTGCCTCACTTGCACCCACAGCCAACACAGTGCCATCTTGAGAAATATTAATTGATTCTCCAAACCTTGCTCCAACTTCTTCTGAAGCAGCCAGTGTTTGATTAAAATCATATTCTAGTGTTGTGGTGTTGTATTTGTACATGTACACTGTGCCACGCTCGGATAGAGTTGAATCATTTGGTCCACCTGGAGAAGCAACAGCAAGATATGTGCCGTCTCCTGACACAGACATGTCATGTCCAAATAAACCACCGCGATCTAGATTAGGAGCTGTAAGATATTGATCCACAGAATAATTCACTGATGAACTATCGTTGTTTCTTTTCAACACAGCAACAAGTCCTTGGTTGGCTCCTTCAGTGCCCTCCACCTTAATAATATCAACAATTGATGAAGAATCATGCACATCCAACAAGGATGAATCATCTGTGAAGTCGGTTGTGGTTGTTTGACGTGCAACAATTATATCATTGTCTGCATCGAAATCTAAAATTACGCCTCTTGCCCCATTTGATGCTTGTCTTAGTTCTTCTCCAATGTCAAATGATAATCCAGTTGTGGTTAGTGTTAATTTAACAAGATTGCTACTGTTTGGTGCTGATGCAAATGCTCTTGATCCTGTTGACGTCATCCTTACAACTTGGCCAAAATTATCATTGCCTGTGTCCAGTGTGCTGTCGTTTAGATATGGCAAAGTAATCTGTGTGGTCAATGCAAAGTCAGTGATTGATGTTGAATCAAAGTCAATTGGACGCTTGTACATGTACACTGTGTTGATGCCAGGAGCACCTACTGTGATGTAGCTATCATCAGTTGCAACAGCAATACTGTTGCCATATTTTGCTTCAGGGGTATCAGTTTCACTTAATACAGTTGATGCATTGTATTCATATTGTGTTGAAGCTGATTTTTGATAGACTTGCCATAAGCCTCCACTGGATGTGTAATCATTGTCAATAAAAATGTTATCACCAATGGCATATCCTTTAGGGGGAGAAGCATCATCGATCTCATCAATAGAGTTGAATCTAACGGATTCAAATTTTCCTACCACTCCTCTGCTTAAACTACTATCAACTGTGTCTGTGTATGTTACAGTAAAATTATAAATGTTGTCGGTGCTGTCAGCAGTTGTAGCCACTTGGTACACACCGTCTGCAAGTGATCCAAAATTTGTTATGCCAATGTATTCATTAGCTTGTAGGCCATGTGGTGATGCACATCTAAATTGTAGTTTGTCATCAAACTGTATGTAATCAACAATGTTTAAATTTAGAATATTGAATCTACGCACATCCCAGTCACCGACTAAAGTGTTTGCAATCCATACCGTAAAGCCTTCAATGAGATTTACTGCAGATATGTTTAACAATTCTGCTTCATTGTAGATGGTTGTGTTTACTTGTGATTGTCTTACATATCCTGCAATAGGATATTCAAATATTGATTGTGGTGTGTTGTTGGATGAATATGTAATGGTTGGAAAAATGGATGTTGAAAAGTCAACAGGCCTTTTTATTAGATCACTTTTGCTAACATTGATTACAACATCAGTATCAGCCTTTGCGTCATCAGTGATTTGATAAACTTGTTTTTGTTGTAGGTGCTTTTCTTCATCAACCGTAAACTCATGTTCACCTAGTGTTCGATGTCCTCCATACTCGCCAACTCTAAACGCATATTCTTCAAACACATCATAGGTGTTGCTTTGGTTGGCTTGTTCTAAACTTTTGAATCTTTTGATAGGCAACATAGTACCTTTGTCTTTGATCATACCTTGATAAAACTTGTATTGGGTCAGTTCATCCAGGCCAAGATCTTCAAAGTAACTACGTTTTTGATAACCGATCAAATGTTGTGCATATTCTTGTTGCACAGCATCAAAGTTATCTGTATCTAAACTGTAAAAATCCCTGAACGATTCTGCCTTGGCGTCCCAGTTTGGAAATAAATCTGCTGAGGGTGTATTTTCCTTCAGCCTAAATTTACTAGCATCAAAGGTTGTGCCGGATGTATGATTCACAGTTGCAACATAAGTTTTGTTTTGTAAAATTACAACATCTCCAATTTTATAATCTGTGTTGCTAGTCCAATCGAAAATAATTGCTCTATCAATAACACTTCCTGGAGAATATATGTCACCATTCCAGTCTGCTGTTCTGAAACCAACTAATTTTATTCTATCTTGTCTTGCACCTGTTTTTAGATTCAACACAGAATCTCCAAAACTTGTTGCATTATCCAACACTAACAAATGTTCTTTTTGCACTGCTTTGATGTCTGCGTTGTATATTCCATCTTCATCTGGGTTGGTAGCAAGTGTGAATGTACCATCTAAACGATTAGTAGACAAATTGTTGCTGTTAATCGGCAATCCATCTTGTTGAAGCACAGTGTAGAATTGATCTCCTGCTGTAAGATCGTCAACAACTGTATTTTCTTTTACAAATTTTAATTGTTTAGACGCAGGGGATAAAGTAATTACAGAACCAGTGTTCCAATTCTGGGTGGTCCAAAATAAAAATTCTTTTGTGGAAAGGTCCCAATTGAGAGGTAGATCAAGTTCTTTGGAAAATTCATCAAACACATAACCTTGTGTCTCCAAATATTGTGAATACCCGTACAAAAAGTTTGCAACCTCCTGCACTGTTTTGTATTCAGTACCATATGTAACTGTTGTGGTAGTTGGTTCATATATTTTGTATTTCTGCACAACAACACCACCTTTTAGTGGCAGTGCGGCGCCTATTTCAGACCAATTGTCTTCATTGAAAGTTTGTCCACTGCTGACGTTGTCATTTGCACGATAAAATACAGAGCCATTTTTTACAATTGCTCCTTTGACATAAAATCCACCTGCTTGCCAAAGGCTAAATGATTCTGTTGTTGCTCCTATGCGTATGTTAGTAAAATTGTTGTTTTGGACTGGCGAATAAATTGTAAAAGTCCTATCATAGTTTGAATATCCACTTATTTTATATCCTCCACTGCTCTTCTCAACAATTACTCCAGAATAGTTACTGGTTACGACTGGAGCTGATTTGTACAACAGTAGTTGATAATTTTCTTGTGGCAAAAATACACTTTTATTTGTTGAACTTGGAGAAACTGCCCCAATGACAACTTGTAAATTATTTTTGTTAGTAAAGCCACCCATTTTGTAACTTAACTGTACGTTTAAATTATCTAATCGGTTGGCAATGTATGTGTCTGGAGAATATCCTAACTGTGTGACATAATCATATAAAATGTTGATGTATCCTGCAGTAAGATTTGTACCAGTGGGCAGTCTAAGTCCTGACGGAGATGTTCTTAATCCGTTTTCATACACAAAGTCTCCGCCGAAAAAGGTTTGTTCAATTCTTGAGTAATCAAATAGCAATCCAGCATATTGAGCTGGCTGAGCTAAAAATTTTGCAATCTGTTCAATAAATCTGTAAGTTGAGGATCTACGCCATGCAGTTTCAATTGGCGATTCATCACCAAACTTCCAATTGGCAGATGTTGATCCAAGTGTGAGTGTAGTGTTTGAGAGTAAACCAGCATTGGTTGGAGGCAAAAGATCTCCAGTGCTTGACACAGGTATCACAGACAAGAAGTTTGTGCCGCGAGCATATTTTTTGTAGTAACCTTTTCTACTGCCTCCTGCAATGAATCCATCGACTACATCGTTCCACAAAACTTCATTGCCTGATGTGTATGGAGCTGGTCCATATCTGTCATCCCAATATGCTGGCTTTTCGGTGAAGCCAAACATTTCCCATGGAGTAGTGTGTGGTGTATCTGTGTCGTACCATTTTTTATATATGGCTCTCCAATACCCGCTTAATGCAGTGCCATCAATTGAATTGTTGTTGTTGCTGTAATTAAATGTAAAGTCGTTGCCGGAATCAAATGTTGTGTTGGTTGTGTAATCCACAGCATTAGATCCAGTCCACACATAAAAGTCCCTTGTGAAAAACTTTTGATATTCGATGTCTGTGTAACTGCTGTCTCTGAAAAATCCTGGATTGATGTCTATGATATCAGCGTTGTACTGTGTTTTTATATTGTTGTAAATCCTTTTTTCGAATTCTAATAATATGTTGTCACGGAAGTCATTGTACGCAACTGTAATTGATCCATCATGTCCTCTAAGCACTTGTATTCCATTGACTGAAGAATCTTCAGATTGATATGATGTATCATAATATATTTCAGGCTTATATTTTGATGCCAATCCTAGTTTGGCTGGAGTAGGTGGAATGTATGATGCAAAGGTGTTGTTGTGCTCCACAATTTTAAGCACATCACCAACTGCTAAACTTACAGCAACTTCTATGCCCACTTGATTTGAAGAATCATCAGTTGTGGTAAATGTATAGTCCTTGTCATGAACCAATTGTGTGTCATTGAGATACACATAAACTGCCTTTTCACTTAGTGTAGTTAAAGTAAACAGTGTGGAAATAGGATAATAGTTTAATGCAGTTTCGGTTACTGTGTATGTTAGTGTTGTTTTGTCATCGCCATATCCCAACATGTCACTTTTATAAAAAGGAAATGTAGAACTTTTGTTTGCATTTATTGATCTCAGTAACCTATCAAGATTTTTTTCATCTGTGTCATCCAGTGATATATTATTGGCATTATCGATCAGTTGATTTTTAAATTTTTCATACTCTCTGCCTGCAAATCTCATTGCTTTTGGAATGTTCATTACAGAGTCTTTTAGAAATACAGATGCTAATGGCACTGATCCTGAATGTTGCAGGATCACAGATCCATATTGGAATGGAGTGTTGATGTCCCTACTGTTATTAGATCCAATAGATGTGCCTGTGAAATTAGGCATCTGTTGACTGGCAGAGGTAAAATGGTCAATTATATCTCCAAGTGTAAGTTGAGTTACATTTTCATTAAGAGGATTTTTTTGCCAAGCAATGGATGGTTCATAAAATCCTTTGCCCGAAGGAGTACCAGTGTTAGAGTATGCCTTCACAGTAATAATATCATCTGCAGAGGCTTTTGTGGTCAACTGCACATACTTGGATTGATTAATTGTGCTTAGGCTGTAATTTGTTGATTCAACTCCATTAATTAATACTTCTACAACTAGATCAGATAATGTGTTTGTGTTTTTGTATTGGTCAATTAAAAAATATTCTTCATCTTTTTGTGCTTTGTATACTTGCACAATTTTTTGTGGACTACTGTTTACAAGTGTTTTCCAATTGTTCATGGAAGTGAATCCGTAATCAGGAGTTGAATCTTCTACAATATTTGTTCTTTGCACATGAAAATGATGTGATCTGATGTTGCCTGTGACTATGGTTGATCCAGATGTGTATGTAAATGTATCAGAATTAAAAGTGTCATTGACCCGTATATCATTGATCAAACCAATCCGATCATATATCACGTTGGTGCCATACACTGTGTCTGGAGTTCCTTGTGATGAATCTGTGGCAATCTCAAACAGTGTTGACCCAGCAAAAGTGGATGCAGGAAATGTTGTTGTGTCAGACAAACTATTGTGTCTGCCTGTGCTGTCTGAATTGTACACATCAAACAATGGCTTTTGTTGCACTGCTGTTTTTTGTTGTGCAAAACTCCAAGCATTGTTGTTGAACCAATATGTTTTGCCTTTGTTGTTGGTTCCACTTCTTGCAGTCACAGATAGATCTTGTGTGGCGGTAATTGTTTGTGCCAACTGTAGGTATACAATTTGTGTGGAATCAGTCAGTGTTAAAAGTTCAACTGTGTATATTTTGTCACGTTGTTCAGGATCTGCTGTAAACACAACAGTGGTGCCTGTTGTTAGACTGACTCCATCAGCAATGTATCCTGCTGTGCCTTGCACTCGGGAAAATGCATCTGTTTGTGTAGTATCAATTACATCAACTATGGTATGATTAAGTCCATGATTATAAAGTTCAAGACCTGGTATAAATTCAATTATAGGCCTTTTTGCTCTCAAAGTTTCAGTCAATGCAATAGTGGTATTGTTTTTGGTTGCCACTGAGTTGATTACATCAATATGATGCCATCTATTGTATCTTGACCATGCGTTGCCGTCATCTGATCCTCTATTGATTGTCCAATAATCAGCGGCAGTATTGTCTGTATAAGTTTCCACAACTTCTAGTTCAGTGTCTTTTTTAAGAATAATGTACTTGCCTACATTTTCAACATAATAAGTGTTGCTGGCATAAGTTGAATTTATTGTAGACGGAAATGTAATTTGCATGCCGCTTGACAGTGCAAAACCTGTGTTGTCAGTGTATCCAAGCACACCCAAAATTGCTTCTTCGGGATTAAATTTATGATCATCCAGATCCTGGATAATTATTCGACCAAGCATTTCGCTGTGTTCTTCACATTGATAATATAAAACATTTGGATTAGTAGTTGAAGAATCAGCAGCTGGCACACGCAATGTGACTGTGCCATTATCTGTTCCGTTGTTGTCCACGTACACGCTATCAAATCCATTGTCAGTGCCGGTGCCAGGCTTTGTTTTTATCCAAAAATTCTTACCCAATGCCGACACATCAAAATTATACGTGTTACCTTTATACACAATCAGGTCGGGATTATCAGTTGACTTGTGTGTGAATGTCCATGATTCAAATCCTTTAGATCCAACACCAAATGTTGTGGTGGCGCCTTCACCTGTTGCAATAGACACTGCTGATAATTTGTCAGTCAGCCAATAGTATTGTCTATAGTTCACAAACTTATCAGCATCAATTGGTGGCGCATAGGCATAGTGTTGTTGATCAAACAATCTATCATGCTTGGCACTTGATCCGCCTTGTGCGGCAATTTCATTCACAAAGTCAATGTATTGTTGTGCGTAGTCTATATTGGATCCATCACTCTTATAGGTCACTGTGGACTCTAATTGATAGTTTTGTCGTTGTTGTGTTACTTCATCCAAAAACACATCAGATGATCTATACGAAGGTGTGTATCTTTGTCCGACATATGCAGATAATTTTTCTAGTTTGCTTGGTTCGACCAATTGATCAATAGTTGCACTTAAAAACTTTTTGTTACGTTCTGTTTGGAATATTTCAGGAAGTAAATCAGATGATTTTCTACTGGATGTGGCCATTAGTAATAACCTCCACTACTGCCTGAACTGCTGGATGATGAAGTGCTTGATGTTGTTGTTGTGGTAGATGCACTTGGTGTAGTTGTAGCAGTGGTTGTCGTTGTGGTATCACTAACGCTGGCAACAGTGGATGTTGTACTTGTGGCCGCAGTGGATGATGTAACCACTGTGCCGGTGGCTTTTAGTTTATCAGCGGTGATAGATGAAATAATTTCTACATTATCCACTGTGGCGGATGAAATTAATATTTCGTTGTCTTCCGAATTAATTTGGAAGAGAGATCCAAAACCATTTGTGCTCTGTGCTGGTACAATGACCACACTCAATAAATCCGGAGCAAGTTGATTGTGTATGTAGGCAGCTAATTCTGTGAAATAAAACTTATCACCAAAGTCCCAAAGCTCAAGTGAAAAATAAGTGTTAATTGCATTGATTACAGATGATTTAATTTGGTTGTCTGAAACATTCGTGTTTGCATTTTTTACAACTTTAAATTGACATTGTAGTTCAGCATTTGCTCCAGGTCCAAACACAAGTTTATATTCTCCTGGATTAATTACAATCTCATCAGATACACTTTTGTATTCGTCTAGATTTGACAGATAAGAATTTTCTAAGTCAAACAGTGTTGGCGCAGTTGGTTTGGTTGTTACTTGATTGTTAGCAAGCCATTGTCTCAAACTTGTGTCATATGTTTTTGTAATCATGTATACATCAATTAAATTTGAAACTGCTGGATCAATTCTTCTTGATCTTGGAGCGCCATGTTTGTAATTGTATAAAATGTCTTGTCTTCCTATTCTTGCTCTGTATCCAGTGACTACTGCTGTGGCGTCTGTGGTGCTATTATATTGTTTGAATTCGTCAGCGTTATAAAAATAAAATAATTGTCCATTTGGATACACACTTGCATCGTCAATATCAGTTTCAGCAGCTGCCACCACAAAGTCTGCATTTGTAACTGGATTATATACTGTGATTCCATTTTCAGTTGCTTCTTTAAAAAAAACATATTTGTTCAAAACATCTGATAGTGGTGCAACAATTATATCAAATAGTTCAGGATTGTCCACAGCACCGTCATCGTCACTATCAAAAAATCCAACCTGCATTTTTCTGGTATCTGCATATCCATCTTCTCCTAGCACATTTTTAACAATCTGCCAATCATAGTCATATTTTAAACTTGTGTAAAAATCAGGTCCAACATTTGATCTCAACACTCTAATTTTGTCTTTAATAAGTAGGCCAGTCTCAGGATCATTAATTTTTACAGACTCATCAAAGTAAAATTTGTTCCTTGAAAATGATTCAAAAATGTATTTTGTTGCACGATTGAACACAGTATATGAAACTCCATTAGTTGAGAATCTTATTAGCCATGATGCATCAAGATTGGCACTGGTTGTGTTTTTTGCATTGTCTAAATCAAAAGCACCAGTGTTCAAATCATCTTCAGCAATGTAGTACCAAGATGCTGTGTCTACATCATATCCTAGTCCAAAATTGTTGTATAATCCCACTTGTTCTATAATTGTATTTTGTAATGTAGTTGTCAGTGTGGTGTTTAAATTTTGTATAATCTCTGATAATATTGCTGTGGATGGTATCAAGTCATTCAGGACAATTGGGCCATTGCCATTTGCAAGATTGCCTGCGCCACTGTTACTGCCGTCACCTGTCACTGACACTATCTTTGCCCATGCAATATCTGATGATCCAGTGTGTCCTCCAGTGCCTGTCATTAGTGTGCCGTTGCTCAACATGAAATGATTGCCAGCGGGTGCTGTAAATTTAACCAAGGAGCCTTCTGTAACGTATCGCAAGTTGGATGTGGTTGAAGATCCTACTGCAACTGGACTACCATCCGTGAAGTATCCAGTGACTTGGTTTGTAGTTTGTGTTGACTTGTTCCATGTAATGTTACTTGCTGTTAGTGTTGGATAATTTTTATAGTAAAACTGTCTTAGTGATGCTGACTTGATCGCATCATCAAGTTGATTAACAATGACTTTACTGATATCATCATTGGTTGAGAATTGGAAGTCAAATGATTCTGTGTCTTCTTCTTGGTACAACATGCCATCATCTGCTATTACATCTGTTTGTGAATATACTCCAGTTGGATCTACTATGTCCAAGAATCTTGATACACCTGATGCTGTCCTTACTTGAGATTTAATTTTAGCTACAGATGGATTTTGAATTTTAGGAACAATTTGATAATCTTCAGGAGTAATTAATCTATTGTTTGAATAATAACTTTGTGGTGCTTGTGTTTTGATGTCACGCACAGATTCAGATGCAGATGCGTTTGTTACTGTGCTTTTCAGAGATGCAACAATTGTAAGTGTATTGGCTTGTCCGTTTCTAGAAACATAATCAATATTGGTTGTTATGTTCTGCATGTCAGTTGGTTGTATTTGATAACTTAGTCCATTGCTTTGTCTAAACACACATCTAAAATTTCCTTGTGGTAGTGTGCCATACACTCCATCTGAAAATACTAAGTCAATTTGGTCGTTTGCTTTTGTAACTACAGCATATTGGTTGTTAACATTATTTTCCAACGAATTGTAAATTATATTGTTTCCTGTAATAGCAGGTACTTTGGTCCATCTTTGTTCTATTAAGTTGTTTTGATCTAATTTAAACAAAAACACATCATCATTGTTGATGTTGTTTTCTGTGATAGAAACAATTGTATTAGGAGCGGAATTAGTTACAGAAAAATCCTGTGTTTTAATAGAGCCTTGTCTAAAGTGGACAAAATATCCTGAATTGTTTGATTGGAATCCTTTGTTGTCATTTTTATAAATTAAACTTAATGAGTTGCCAGGGATAGGTGCTTCTTCATATAAAAATGTGTTGTTGGAAAAAGAAGCAGGTACTATTTCAAAGTCCATATTGACGCCATTTATATTCTTAGAGAAAGGGAATATTGGTTCAGATAGATTGTTTCCATTTATTCTATACTGTTCTGTTGGCACTCCGCTAATTGTATCTTTTGCTGTTGGCTTACCTACAAACTGTTCACGTGGAAAAGATGCATTTAATACTGCATTAAATTGTTCCTGCCAGTTGTCATTTGTCACATCGCTCCATAATATGGCAGTGTTGGCCAAATTGTTTCCGGAAGAATCGAAAACAGATTCTGTTGTTGAAATAGCATCAATTTTTAAGAATCCGGAACCAGCTATATTTCTTTTGGGTTGATATGATATAAGCCTTGCAAGTCTCAAAACTGATTCTTTTCTTTCAGCAAGGTCAATAAAGTTTTCTCTAGCATTTAAGTCAACTCTATAAGATATTGACTGTGCCACATAAGCGATTAGATCAATGAGTGCTACATACTCTGATGATTCAATAAAGTCATTGAAAGACTCAGCATAGTTCAATTTTATGTAATCGATCATGGTACGTCTAATGGTGTCAAAATCATACGATTTGAAGTCTGCTTGTTGGAAAGTTCTGTATATTCTTTGCCATGCTCTTGTGGCAAGTAAAGAGTTTTGACGATTGGTTGATGCCATTGCAATTATTTATTGATAAAATTAAATGCTACTTTAATTTGTTGTGTTGGCAGGATAGAAAGATGATGGGCCTGTTAACAACCCTTGTTGATTATCGAACAATAGATCAATGTTTTCACCAATGCCATATCCAATGTACAACAATGATATTCTGATTTGAACGCCATGTTCAAATTCATTGACTTCAACTTGATCCAGTTGCACTCTTGGATCGTATGTAACAACATCTTCTACTTCCTGTATGATTGTGTTTTTGGTATCTGCATCTAAGGGATCAAAAATGTACGCATAAATGTTAGTGCCGAATTCTGGATTTTCCAACTTTTCCCCTTTGCGTATGTTGAAATGGTTCAATAGATCTTGTTTAACCAGTTCAATGTCGTACAGTTTTGGATTTTTGAATTCTCTGCCTTGTGTTGAGAAGCCACTGAACACCTGTGTTTTTTGTGTAACTTTAGTTCTTTTTTGATCTTTGTATGATACTACTGCCATTTGTTATATTTAACCTGCAAAAACTGAGTCCTGTGTCGATGCCGATATTGATCCGGCATCTGCACCATCTCCAACTCTTGCACATTTTACTCCAACAACAAACACTGTGTTACTGGATCCGGTGATGGCAGCTGTGTGAGCTACACATTCTTCGTCCACTGGAATATCATGTGCCACAGTGAGGTCACCTAATCTACACCAATTTTTGCCAACTACAAACACAGAAGACTGTCCTGGTTGTGCCAATGTGGTTGTAGTGTCACATGCATGGCCTGTGGTTACAGTGTCGCCTTGTCGTGCCGCCAGTGGCATTATTGAATCTCTCTATCTGTTTTATTTGAAGTTACATCTTCACGCTTTTTGTCTTCATGGTCTGTCCATGGTTCTTGTGTTGGAATACGTTTCATGATAGATGTTAGATCGGAGGTGCCATGTGTGGCTAAACTTGCTGTGACCGAACTTGATACTTTTCCTGATGTGTTAAAATGTATTTCATTTCCAGTGTTCACATTGAAATCTGTGCCTGCAAATGTTTTGATGTTTGCTCCTGCTTTGATCAATCCGTCAGTGCCTATGACTAGTTCATAATTGGCGCCTGCATCAATATGCACACGGCCGCCTGAATCTTGGCCTGGTGCTCCTGCGGACTTAATGGCTTTGATGTTGACATTTCTTCCTGCTTCTAAGTTGATATCTCTGTCTGCACGAAAGTTCATATCATTTTCTGTGTGTATGCTTACACTGTCTTTGGCGTACACATCCATTTTTCCATCTTGTGTAAATTCAATCCATGCTGTGCCCGAACTGTTGATTATGTATACGACGTCCTTGGAATTGTGTAGTAATACCTGTGCACCTGAACGTGTACGTAATCTTATCAATTCATTTTCTATGTCTGTTAAATTTGTTGTGCCCTCACGTGTAACAGGAGTTCCGTCATCCATTACAAATGTGTTTCCACCTAATCTAGAGTGTGCAACTTTGTTGAAAGCAAATTGATCGTTTGCATCAGTAAAAATTCTTCCATGCCTATTGATTGACTCTCTTTTACGTGTTTGTTGGCCTTCAAAATCTATTGGCCCAGGAGTTGATATGCCAAACACTTGAGATGGACTTTCACGTCTTGCAGAGGATGTAGTTGTACCACGGACATTGTCAGTGATTAAACCTTGTGCAATTAAAGATTGAGTGGATGGTGTGTGAGCAGGCCGCACAGAAAATGCAGTATCACGATCTAAATCTGTATTAAGGTTGGCAACATTGATAGATTCGCCTTTTCTTTGTGCTTCTGCCACAGGCACTTGTGACAAACTTAGTTGTGAATAGTATTCTTCTATCTCAGATGGGGTGCCTACAAACTTATCAGGATTGCTTACGCCAATGCCCGGAGTCATATGATTCATGAAATCTTCATACACACATCCCATCCAATATCCTGAGTTGATGTCTCCATCAGCAAACATCACAAGCACTTTTGTGTCAATGTCAGGTGGTACCATCCAAAAACCATAAGATTTTTGTGTGTTGGCAAATTCGCGATTGCCTTCTGTGGTTTCACTCAAAGGAGTTTGTCCCGCAAAAGGTGAACAGTAGCTGACTGGTATTAGTTGATTCTCTTGTTGCTTATTGGTCTCATCATATTCACCATGTAGTGAAGGAATAAACACAAACAATCGTCCCATCCTGTTCAAGTCTCCTGGATTTTTTACATATCCTACATATGGGCCTGGAAATTGTGCAATACGCTTGGTGACGTCTTTAAATATTTCTCGTCTATTAGTTGCCATTTCTTATCCTCGATGGATCAGGAGGAATTCCTACATCTCTTAAAAACTGGAGTTGTTGATCACTATAATAATATCCACCTGTGTCAATGCTAATTTTCGGAATTGGTAATCCTGTAAAATCAAAACCTCCTGGATCAAAACCTCCTGCTCCTGGAGTTTTAAACTTTCTTGATATATTACTGCCCACTGGTACTTTAGTTACATTACTGCCTGTGTTGTCTGCATCAACTTGAACGTCACCTGTGTCTGATTGTAAACTGGATAAATTGGCTGGTCTAGTGGAGTATCCTGGTCTATTGATGCCAGTTGGTGCTCCTTCACCAGTGCCAGCGCCTGTTTGTGGCTCGTCATCTTCTTGGAATTTTAATCTTGTCATTTCTAGTTCGTTTGTGAAAACTCCTCCAGAAAATCTATTGGCACATATAAACACTTTGTATTTGCCAGAAAAAGTTACTCTCTCCTTGTTTAAAAAAAGTCCTGTCTTATCATCCAAATCTTGTGGCGTGCGGAAATTAAGATCAATGTATATTTCAGATTCGTCAGTTGCCACCGCACCATTCTCATCTGTGTTAATAACACCTTCTTGATGTGACAGTCTGAATGATCTGTTGCTAACATCTTTTTGTGCAATCCAGAAAGGATCTCCTAATATTTCTAATGTACACACAATCAAGTCTCCAGATGGATCTGCAATTACTTGTTCAAATATTCCTCCTATTTCGCCATTCTTTTTATTGACTGCTATTTGCAGGCCATCTTTGTGCTTTGGATCTTCCGGCTCAACTGTTACCTGCGATACGCCTTTCCCAGATGCTCCTTTTTGATCAGGGTCATTGGTTTGTTCCTCCTTGCCATCATAGTTGTCAGTCTGTTCTTCATTGCCGATGTTGCTGTCTCTGTGTATTGCTTGATAATATGCAAATTTATATGTGATATCAAAATTTAACACATCCTGATTTTTTCCTGTGTACAAATAGTCATATGTTCTTACAGAAACAAGATCCTTTGTTAAATCGTCTGCATTTTTAGAAAAATAAGCAGATGTAACTTCTTGTGTTCGCACAATGTATTTGAACTTATAAGCAGGGCGATTGTTGCCATTGTCATCATCAAGAATTTCAAGTCGAGGATATATCCTTGCTATTTGTAATTTGTCTCCTTTCGGATTCATGTCATCATCAAATTGGTCTTTATAAAAATCGCTTTCTCTGATTATGGCTTCAATGAAGGCTTGTATATTTGTGCCTTTAGGCACAACTATGCCTCTGTAAAAAGTTTTGTGCGTAGCGGTGTCGTATATGTAAGAATAATTTACAACATTTTTTGACTGAGACTTTGCATCATATCCTATCTTAGTTTTTATAATAGGTTTACATTCATCTGTTGATAGTTCATACTTGTCTTGTTCTTTAATTTTGTTAAGATCTTTTAGAGTGGCTTGTGTCCTGGTGATTGCTTCAAAGAAATTGTTAAGCACTTCTTCTACAGTGTCTCCACCTATGGTGTATGCTTCTTTGGTTTTTCCATGCAGGTCAGTAAAAGCAAGATTAGTTACTGGACGGCCTGTCACAGCATAGGTTGATACTCCCGCTTCTATGTTTAACACAATATCAATAATACTAATAGGCACTATTCTTGTTGTGTATGGAATGGTGTTGGTTGGTTTTCCGTCATCACTGATGCCTTTGAATTCAACTTTCAATAGATACACTGCTTGTGTGTGATTAGTGTATCCTTGGATGTCAGCTGCCTGTATCAATGCGTCTACAAAAGATGTGCCATATGGTTCTGTAACTTCAAATAAAATTTGAAATGTTGAACCGGTGCCAGACTGCAGGGTAGGAGAAACACTGTTCCGCAACACAAGGTTGTCTATATAAAAATCTTTGTCTAAAGGTGGAGCGCCTGTTACTCCTTTGCCTCCTGATTTAACAATAACTATGCCTTCATCACTGCTACCTTGATTAAATGTATTTTTATCTATACAACTGAGTGTGATGATATAGTTGTAAGGAGCATAATCATGCAATGGATTGACCTGTGGTATTTTATCTTGCGGACTTCCTGTAGAGGTGTTGGTTGCTCCGTCAACGCTTGATTCTCCTGTGGTTACTTGTTCGTTATTCTGTTGTATTTGATCTTGTGTTTCAGCCTTTTTGGTGTTTGATGTTGCTTCCTGTCTATCAACATCACTTTGAAGATTGACTGCTTCAACTTGACTGTTTGAAGTAAATTGATTATTTTGTGCTTGTTGTTCTGCAAACAATTTTTCTTGTCGCTTAGCCTCGCGTTTGGCCTCGCGCTCTTGCAATACTCTTTCTCTGTTGGCAGCCCAAGCATTTGTACGTTCTTGTTTTTGTAGTTGGAATTCTTCTTTGGTTAATTTTGGACCATTATATTTTTGTGTCATCCTATACCCCTAAAAACTGTTCGAGCGTCGACTTTTTTGGAATCCTAATCTGTGTCCCTTTTGTGAATGAAAAAATATTGTCGGTAATGGTGTCCATATTTCTATGCATGAACACCCACCAAAGTTTTGATGTTCCATACAAATCATGTGATAATAAGTCAGGACGTTTGTCATAAAAAGAATCAATTTCATATAAAATATCGTCAGGCTCAAATGCAAATAATCTTTTGTTCAATATGTTAAGTGTTTCTTTGCCCTGTGAAGTGTTTGAATAAGGTGAAGTCTTTGCGTATTGGGCCATTAGATAAATCCTTGATTTTTAGTTAGGTCGCCTTGTGCGAATTGCTTTAGGCTGAATTGATTAGTAATTTTGTTTCTTGAGTACACTGGTAGACAAGTTACAGCAATAAGAGAATCTGTTGGGACATAGTTCACACTGCCATCGCTTTCAGTAGCGTTAGCTGGATTGTTTGTTGCAGATCCATATATTGCATTTCTCAATCCTGGAGACAACTGTTGTGACTGTCTCATCATTTGGTTAGGTGATTCACTAGGCAGTGAAGACAGACCACCTGTTGGCACAGTTATTCCAATGTAATCAATCTGTTCTCTAAGTTCCACGTTAAAGTTTGTGATAATCACTGGCACATTTTTGTAGATGTAATCTCCATATCCATTGAGTTTACACACAGGAGGTGGATTGCCTTGATTAGCATCACCGCCACCATAATACATTTTGGTCACTGTTCTTAAAAAATGCAAAGTGCCCAAAAAGTTAAGTCCGCTTCTTTGATCATTCACAGGAAACGACCCTGATATTGTGATCTGATCTACCTGTGAATTTTGATAGGCATAGTATGGATAATTGTTGTGCAAAACAGCACGTGAGTCATAATTTGCAGAGTGGCTCATGTTGATAAAAGGAGTAACAGGCCATCTCATGCCGTTACGCACACCTATTGACTGTTTGTCCATAATTGGTGAGTTGCCAAACAAATCGTTATAAGTCGTCTCAGGTAAAGTAAGTTTAACTCCCCAGTCCTGTGTGGCAGATGGTGCGCCAACATTGGATTGCAGTGATCGTTGTTGTCTGCCAAATATGCCTCCCGCAGGCAAACCTGCCGCTGATAGTCGATTGGCCACAGCACCTGCAGCTCCTGTGAGGAACCTACTGCCTTGATTTAGAAAATTAGAGAATGATGCCATCAAAAATATTTATTGCATAAATTATATGCATAGTTTATAATATCTTGTATGGCAGTAAAATATCTTAACAACAGAGACATGCTCAAGCAAATACACCTGAGCAAAGCAACATACAGCGAATTTTTAACACCAGAAGACAGAGATTATGACATCATACTGCCTTCTATATCCAAAATAAACATCAGAACCACTGCTGAAGGCAAGCGTCTGAGGGCCAAAAGGATTGAAAGAGCCACAGGCGAAAAACTTGATGCCAAAAAGTTCAAAAAGAATCAAGTGGTGTTTAGGATAATGACATTCGATCATATTCCAAACTCCAAGCGTAAAACCAATCCAAAAAACATATCCGAATCCAAAGCAAGATGCAACTTTCCGCCTTATCAACATTGGCGTTTTGATGACAACGATGAACTGATATGTGTGGGCAAGTCACACTGGTACGGAGGACTGCAGAATGGCCACTTTTCTGTGGATCATGGCAAGATGACCAACGAACTGGCAAAAATGTTTTTGTTGTTGACACAAAGATATGGCACCAGAGGCAACTGGAGAGGATACACATACAACGATGAGATGCAAGGTCAAGCACTGATGCAGTTGAGCCAAATTGGATTGCAGTTTGATGAGTCCAAGTCTGAAAATCCATTTGCATATTACACTGCGGCCATTACAAATTCTTTCACACGTATCTTAAATGTTGAAAAGAAAAATCAATCACTGCGAGATGACATACTGCAAGAAAATGGCATGACACCTTCACACACAAGACAGATTGAATGGGAAATACAACAAAAGGCTGAACAGGCAGCTGCCAAAAAAACTGACTAGACAAACAAAACAATTTGTCATACAATTATTCTAATGCAAACTTTTAAACGTGCGGCTGTGTTTGCTGACATACACTTTGGCAACAAAGGCAATTCAAGACAGTTCAATGAGGACTGCGACAGATATGTGGATTGGTTTGTTGAACATGCCCAAACACAAAACTGCGACACATGTATTTTCTTAGGTGACTGGCATCATCAACGTGCCACACTTAATATTACAACACTGCAACACTCTCTTAAAAACTTAGAAAAAATATCTGCCGCTTTCGAACAAAACTATTTTCTTGTTGGCAATCATG